GGCTCTTCGGCTGCCGCTTCTTGGCGGGCGTCTTCGCGCCGCCGTCGGCGGGCTTGCCCTCCGTCGTCGCGGCCGCGCCGTCCTTGGCCTTCTGCTCGCCCTTGCTGCCGGCCTCGTGCTGTGCCAGCGAGACGATCTTCTTCCGCTTGGCCGGGCGCTCGCCGGCGACAGCCCTCAGGCGCTGCGGGCTCTTGATTCGGACCTTCCGATTCGTGGTGACGTTCACGCCGTCCCACCCGCCGTGGGGGTTCTCGCCGGTGATGCGGACGTCCTGGACGCTGCCGCTGACCTTGACCCGGTACACCGTTCCGACCTTGACCTCGTTCTTCTTCATGATGCAGCCCTTTCCGTTGGGCCCGGCGTTGTGCCGGGCGGTTTCTTAGAGACCCAGCTCTTCCGCGAGCCGGGATTGCTGTTCGTATCCGCCGAGCAGTTCGCACAACTGGTCGTGGAACCAGCGGACCTGCTGGTCCACCTGCGGGTTGTTCGTCCGGTTGATCTGGAGGCAGGACGCGATGGCGGCCACCGCGTGCGGGCTGAGCTGCTCACGGATGTTCTCGAACAGCTCGGTCTCGTCGCTGCCCGGCACGGTCACGCGGACCTTCTTGCCGTTGACCTCGGCCTCGTATGTTTCCGGTCGTTTCCGTCTGGCCTTCATGTTCATCTCCTCGTGCCGGGTAGCGCCGGCCGCGCCGCGGAGGTCCGGTCGCCCGGGCCTCGGCGGCGGGGCCGTGCCCCGCTAGCCGGCGCGGGCCGGCAGGTGGCGGCCCAGCGCGTCGCCGAAGGCGAACCGCGTGCGGTAGCGGGTCTTCGGTTTCGGCGGCGCGGCGGGCATCCAGCGCGTGATGCGGCCCTCGGCCTCGACCTGCGTGGCGTAGAACGCCACGCGACGGTCCGCCTCCTCGGGCGTGAACTGGCTTTGCTCGTGCATCCCGGCGTTGGCGTTCAGCCACCTGCGGGCGTCGGCCAGGACGGCCAGGTCCTGCTTGATGTAGTCCGTGTACTTCTTTCCGTTGACCGTTCGCATGGCCTCTCCTTCGCGTTACTTGGAAATCCGCTCGGCGCGGACGTGGATGTCGTTGCCGAACCGCTGCCCCGCGATCCGCCAGCCCCGGACGCGGGCGTCCTCGATGCTCTCGGCGCTGAAAGTGAACCGGCCGACCTGCTGGTGGTTGACGGTGTCCGTCACGGTCGCCCGGTAGATGATCGATGCTTCCCGGTGGTCTTCGCGTTGGCGTTTCATGGTTGTTCCTTTCCGTATGTTCACGAGCACATGAGGCCATGGGGTCGCGCCGGTGCTAAGCCTGATTCCCGGAAACCCCGCAGATTTCCTGCCGCCACATGCTTCGGAGGGGCAAACACTTATGGCGACTAGCGAAGATTCTTCGATGATTCCGCCGCCCCCGGCGGACGCCCCGTCGGCCCCCGGCGAACCCCGGGCGGCCAACCCGGCGGCGCTGACGGCGGCGCAGCTGGCGCGGATGCTCGGCGTGCCAGAGGAGACCATCCGCCGGCACGTGGCGGCGGGCGCTCCGGCCAGCGCTGACGGCCGCATGAACCTGGTCCACTACGCGGCATGGCTGAACAGGGAGTTGGCGAAGAACGATGGCGATTGACCCGACCAAGCTGACGCAGAGCGAGCTGCTTCAGGTCGTCAACAGCACGCCGGCCGGCGAGGTGTTGACGCGCTCGCGCCTGCGCCGGCAGATGGACGCGGCGGCGCTGCGGGTCGGCGACGGCACGCACGTACACCTGGTGCGGTACGTCCGCTGGCTGGTCGACGAGGTGGAGAAGCCGCGCCCTGCCAAGGTGGACTACGCCGAGGCCCGTCGCCGCCAGGCCGAGAAGAACCGTGCCGCGACGAAGTCCATCCAGGACATCGCGCCCATCCCGGAGGTCGAGGACTACCCTCGCCGGAAGTCATGCGGGGCGTCCTTTCGGTCATTCTGCGAGACATACTTCCCCGTCGCGTTCCACCGGGCATGGTCCGCCGACCATCTCCGTGTGATCGCCAAGATCGAGAAGGCCGTCCGCGAGGGCGGATTGTTCGCGTTCGCCATGCCCAGAGGCTCGGGCAAGACCACGCTGGCCCGCTGCGCGGCGCTGTGGGCGGTGCTGTACGGCTACCGGCCGTTCGTGTGCCTGATCGGGGCGGCCGACGATCGCGCGAAGGAACTGCTGCTGCCCATCAAGAAGCACGTCCTGGAGAACCCGCTGCTGCTGGCGGACTTCCCGGAGGCGGTCCATCCGCTGCGAGCGCTGGAGAATTCCTCGAAGCGCCAGCTCCAGCAGCACTGCCGGGGGCGGCTGACGCACGTCCACTGGGGCCAGAACAAGCTGGTCTTCCCGACCATCGAGGGCGAAGACCTGCCGGCGACGCTGCGCGAAGCGGGCCTGGAGATCAGCCCCTCGTGCGGGTCGATCATCACGACCACCAGCCTGGACGCGAACATGCGCGGTCAGCAGCACACCCGCGTGGACGGCTCGATCATCCGCCCGTCGCTGGTCCTCCTGGACGACCCGCAGACGCGCGACTCGGCGCGGTCGGTGGACCAGACCCGCAAGCGATTGGAACTGCTCAACGGCGATGTGCTGGGCATGGCGGGGCCGGGCGAGCAGATCTCGGCGCTGATGACCTGCACGAAGATGTACGAAGACGACCTGGCCGACACGGTCCTGGATCGCGAGCAGTACCCGGAGTGGGACAGCGAGTGCACGCGGCTGGTGTACTCCTTCCCGTCCAACGAGAGGCTCTGGGAGGAGTACTTCGAGATTCGCCGCAGTCAGGGCAAGGCGACGGCCACCGAGTTCTACGCCTTACACCGGGTGGAAATGGACGCCGGGGCCGCCATCGCGTGGCAGGCGCGTTACGACGGCAAGGGCGGCGAGATCAGCGCCATCCAGCACGCGATGAACCTGCGGAAGAAGGTCGGGCCGGAGGCGTTCGCGGCCGAGTACCAGAACGAGCCTTCGCTCCAGCAGACGTCCGACCAGGTGCTCACAGCCGACCAGGTGATGGAGAAGACCAGCGGCTACAAGCGCGGCGAGATTCCCCCGGCCTGCACGAAGTTGACGATGTTCATCGACGTTCACAAGGAGCTGCTGTTCTACTCGGTCTGCGCGTGGGAGGACACGTTCACCGGCTACGTCGTCGACTACGGCACATTCCCCGACCAGCGACGGTTGGCGTTCACGCTGGCCGACGCCACGCGGACGCTGGGGAAGGCGTTCCCCGGCGCGGGCACGGATGGCGCGATCCACGCGGGGCTGGAGCAACTCGTCTCGGCGTACCTGAACCGCGACTGGAGCCGGGGCGGCAGCCTGATGCGGATCGACAAGCTGCTGGTGGACATGGGCTACAAACCCGGCGTCGTCGCCGACGTGAAGCAGAAGGCCGGCGGCGCGGTGATGATGCTCGCCAAGGGTGTCGGCCTCCGCGCCAGCCGCAAGCCCATCGCCGAGTATGCCCGCAGGCCCGGCGAGACTATCGGCCACTACTGGTACATCCCCAACGTCCGCAAGACCGGCCAGTTCCAGCACGTCCTGGTGGATGTGAACTACTGGAAGCGGTTCGTGCATGAAGGGCTGGCCACCGCGGCCGGCGACAGGGGCTCGATCAGCCTGTTCGGCAATGACGGACGCCATCACGAACTGATCGCCGAGCACGTCGCCCGCTCGGAGAAGTGGGTCGAGGTCATCGGCCCCGGGGGTGTGGTCCGCGAGTGGTCGCCGTGGCCGACGCGGCCCGATAACCACTGGTTCGACTGCCTGGTCGGCTGCGCCGCGGCGGCCAGCATGGTGGGCGTTAAGCCCGCCGGCGAGGCCGCGCCCGTGCGCCAGCGAAAGCGGTACACGCAGGAAGACCTGCGGAGGAAGGAAGCATGAAGGTCGCCGCGACGGATCGCAGACAGTGGCCCTCCGAGACCGCCACCACGGGCCTGGAATGCCGCAAGTGCGGGTGCCGCCACTTTATGGTCGACCACACGCGGAAGGTCAATCGCATGATCATCCGCTACCGCCGCTGCAGGCACTGCGGACAGCGCATGACGACGTGCGAGCGGGCCTTGGGCCAGCCCTGACGAAGATTCTTTCCATATATGGATAGCGCCCCGGAAAAGGTCCTTCTGGAGTGCATGTAATGCTTTGTGGTAGCACGTCGGTGTAGGACAATAGCATCAGACAACCAGGACGCGCGGCGCGCCGGCTGATCCCCGGGGCGAAGCCATAGAACCAACGGCCGTGTGGGGCCACACACTCACGCGGCCGTTTTTCTTTGGCCCGCGCGGCCGGTTGTCGGACAGCGGGATGGAGCAGCGGCAGCTCGCGTGGCTCATACCCACGAGGTCGCCGGTTCGATTCCGGCTCCCGCGATTGGTGAGAAATGGCGGACGAAATCGACAACGCGATTGAGACCAACGCCAAGGGTCCCAAGCAGGCCGGGGCTGACGGCGTGAACGTCCAGCAGCACTCGCTGCCGGATCAGATCGCCGCGGACAAGTACCTCGCGAGCAAGCAGGCGGTGTCGAAGAACCCGGCCAAGGCGTTCGCCCGGGTCAAAATCGTCCCGCCGGGAACGGTGTAGCGCATGGGCTGGTGGCCATTCACAAGGCGGTCGAAGCCGACGGGGACGGTGGCCCGGACGCTGGTGGTCCGCGCGAAGTTCGATTCGGCGCAGACCACGCCCGACAACCGCCGCCACTGGGCCAACGCCGACGGCCTGTCGGCCGACGCCGCGGCGAACCCGGAAGTCCGTCGTGTCCTCCGCAACCGCGCCCGCTACGAGGTGGCCAACAACAGCTACGCGCGGGGCATCGTCCTGACGCTGGCCAACGACGTGATTGGCACGGGGCCGCGGCTCCAGATGCTGACGGATTCCGACGAGGCCAACCAGACCATCGAGCGAGAGTTCATTGCCTGGGCCAAGGCCGTGGACCTGCCGGGCAAGCTCCGCACGATGCGGCAGGCGCGGGCGCAGGACGGTGAGGCGTTCGCGGTCCTGTTCTCCAACGACAACATCGACTCGCCCATCAAGCTGGACCTCAAGCTCATCGAGGCCGATCAGGTCGCCACGCCCAGCGCGAAGCTGGGCATCCCCGGCGCGGCCCTGGCCGTCGACGGCATCGAGTTCGACCCGTTCGGCAACCCGGTCGCCTACCACGTCCTGAAGTCCCACCCCGGCAGTGGCGCGGCGGCTGCGGCGCTCCAGTATGACCGGCTGCCGGCCGACAGCGTGATCCACTGGTTCCGAGCCGACCGGCCCGGCCAGCGCAGGGGCCTGCCCGACATCATGCCGGCGCTGCCGCTCTTTGCGCAGCTCCGGCGGTACACGTTGGCCGTGATTGCGGCGGCGGAATCCGCCGCCAACATCGCCGTGCTGATGAAGACCAACGCCCCGGCCGGCGGCGAAGCGGCCGAGGTCGAGCCCATGACGGAGATGGAGTTCTCGCCCAACATGGCCGTCTTCACGCCGGAGGGCTGGGAACCGTCGCAGGTCAAGGCGGAACAACCGGCGACCACCTACGACATGTTCAAGCGGGAGATTCTGAACGAAATCGCCCGCTGCCTGAACATGCCGTACAACATCGCGGCCTGCAACAGCTCGGGCTACAACTACGCCTCGGGGCGGCTGGACCATCAGACGTATTTCAAGGCCATCCGGGTCGAGCAGGCCCACTGCGAGACGGTGGTGCTGGACCGCATCCTCGATGCCTGGCTGGCCGAGGCCGTCAAGGTCTTCGGCCTGGGGCAACTCGACGATGCATCCCACCAGTGGTTCTGGGATGGGCACGAACACGTCGACCCGGCCAAGGAAGCGTCGGCCCAGGCCACCCGCCTGACCAGCAACACCACCACGCTCGCCGCCGAGTTCGCCCGCCAGGGCAAGGACTGGGAGACCGAGCTTCGCCAGCGCGCGAAGGAAGTCGCACTGATGAAGGAACTGGGCCTGGCGTCCGCGCAAGCCGCGCCGCAAGCGCCCGCGCCTGATGACGAGAAGCCCGACCGCGAAGATGAGGAGGAAGACCGTGCCGCTGCCTGAGAAACAACCCGACGAGACGCGCGACCAGTTCATCGACCGCTGCATGGCCGACGCGACGATGGCCGAGGAGTTCCCCGACGCCGCCCAGCGCCGGGCTGTCTGCGAGAAGCAGGCCGACCGGCCGGCCACCGCCAACGCGGGCGCTCCGCTCCACCTGGTCAGCGAGCCGGGGGCGCTCACCATCGAGGCGGCGGCCGACGGCGCGGGCCAGGACGGCAAGCCACGTCTGCCGCGCTTCACGATGATCGCCTACACGGGCGGGCCCATGCGGATCGCCGGGTGGCGCTATCCGGTGGTCGTGGACCTGGCGGGCCTGACGATCCCCAGCCAGGCGCGGCCCATTCGTTTCGGCCATGACGTGACCGCCGGCGTGGGCCACTCCGACAGCATCCGCGTCCAGGATGGGCGTTTGATCGCCGCCGGCGTGGTCTCGCGCGACACCGCTGCCGCGAAGGAGATCGTCGTCTCGGCGGGCAACGGCTTCCCGTGGCAGGCGAGCATCGGGGCGTCGGTCGATCAGTTCGAGTTCGTCAAGGAGAACCAGTCCGTTCTGGTGAACGGGCGGGAGTTCTCCGGTCCCGTCAACGTCGTCCGCAGGGCGACGCTCGGGGAGATCAGCTTCGTCGATCTTGGTGCCGACGGCAACACGTCGGCCAGTGTGGCCGCTTCGGCCAAGGAGAAAACACTCATGGACGGCAACGACAAGAGCAAGCAGGACAAGACCGTGCAGGATGGCACCGGCAAGGACGCCGCCACCTCTGCGGCGCAGGCGACCGCCGGCAAGGAGGCCGGCGCGCCTGCCATTCAGGCCTCGGCGACCACCGCGACCGCCCCCGACGCGGGACTAACCGTCGATCCGGTCGCGGACATGCGGGTCAAGGCAGCCGCCGAGCAGGAACGGATCGCGGCCATCCGCAAGGTTTGCGGCGACAAGCACGCCGACCTCTGCGCCCGCGCCATCCGCGAGGGCTGGGACGCCAACCGCACGGAGCTTCAGAAGCTCCGGGACGAGCGGCCCGAGCCGCCCGGCGACAAGCCGCAGCGCCCTGCGGTGGCAGGTGCCGTCCTGGAGGCCGCCTGCCTCCTGACCGGCGGCGTCCGCGGCGACGATCTGCTCGAGGGCTATGGCGAGCAGGCCGTCGAGGCCGCCGACAAGCGGTTCAAGGGCGGCATCGGTCTGCAGGAACTGCTCCTGGAGGCGGCGTGGGCCAACGGCTACGACGGCCGGAACTTCCGGGATGCCCGGGGCGTGCTGCGCTTTGCCTTCGGGCATGCCGAGAACCTCCAGGCGGCGGGCCTGTCGACCATCGACATCGGCGGCATCCTGTCCAACGTCGCCAACAAGTTCCTCCTGGAGGGCTTCTTCAGCGTCGAGCGGACCTGGCGGAACATCTGCGCGGTGCGGAACGTGTCGGACTTCAAGACCGTCACGTCGTACCGGCTGATCGGCAAGGACCAGTACGAGATCGTCGCCCCCGGCGGCGAGCTCAAGCACGGGACTCTGGGCAACGAGTCCTACACCAACAAGGCCGACACCTACGGGTTGCTGCTGGCCATCGACCGCCGGGACATCATCAACGACGACCTCGGCGCGATCACGACGGTGCCCCGCAAGCTCGGTCGTGGCAGCGGCCTGAAGATCAACGACGTGTTCTGGACGACGTTCCTGAACAACG